CTTACCCCAGTTAATAAGTTGTCCAGCACCATCCTGAATAACCTTATTCATAATCTGCAATTCTTGTCTTGCAATTGCAGTCTTATTCTTTACTTCATCGAGACCTCTTGGAACATGCACATTGAACTGCATTAATCCTTGAGCGTTTCTGCCTAGTGGTTGTAGTACTGCATTCTGTAGAGCTACTTGCTGCTTAGCAAGGTCTCTAATTAATCCGCCAGTTCCTTGAGCATGCTGTCTAAATGTATTAAAGTATTGATTTAGCTTTAGCTTTCCGCCATCTAAATTTTTACCAAACTTTTCTACATCTGACTGTAAGCTTACGAAGTGTGTTGAGAACTGGCCTGTACTTCTTAGTGTGTCCGAAAAGGACCTGTTCATTACGGCAATTTGATTTGCCAACATCTTGTTAGAGTTAGCTAACTGCTCCTGCAATTTAGATAGGCTTGCAGTAACCTTATGCACATCGGCAATAAGGGCTGAGAAGTCGGCGTTAGCGACTATGCGGGTACTGATTGTTTCGTCAGCCATTTATCTCCAGTTACTCCTTAGAGTATCCTAGTCCTTCTCCAATTCCAAATCCAGCCTGAGCTGCGAATCTTCCTTGTAGCGACACAACATCGTTGCTATTAGCATTTATTCCTGCTGCTCTCAACTGTATGTCTTCAAAACTAGAAGCCTCCTTTTTATCTTCTTGATACTCACCTATATCTACTCCCTTTAAAGATGCTTGGAACTTTTTTAGATCATGTTCCTTTTTCTTCAAAGCCTGGAAAGTATTTATAAGTTCTGGCATTGATAGATTTTCTTCAAGTTCATCGTAATTTTTCCAATGACCTAAAAGAAAAAGTTCTCCTTCTAAAGCGGCTAAGTCTAGTTCTGACCAGCCAGAACCGCTGCCGCTAGTAGGTTTGGGTCGTCAAGTTTAATTCCTCCGCAAACTTCAAGGATGCGGTTCATTGTTGGAACATCAAGAGCGTCTTCGAATGCATCTCTATTTGCTACTAGTTCTGGTAATTGTCTTTCTAATGCAATTGCACAGGCATCGATCAAGATGTTAAGTGTCTCATCTTCTGTTTGAGATTCGCCTGTCTTTTGTATTGCTATCATGAACTTACGAAGTTCTTTAATCGATAGTGGCTTTAGCTTTGCTATGTCACCATTTTGTAGAGTTACTTCTTCTACGTCATATACTGTTGTTGCCAATTTAATCCTCCTAGGATCTACTCTCAATCATTATACTAAAAATAATATACTAATACAACCAGAAAGCCCCTGATTTCTCAGGGGCCCCATGGAATTAATTATTTAATTATACTACCAATACACGGTCAATAATCTTACCGTACTCTTGTCCTTCGTAGCCGCTCATAGCGGTTGGAAGAAGACGGAATGTTACTGGGAATGTGGTTGGGGCTGAACGAGCCAAAGTAAACTGTGACTGTTGTACTGAAAGAACACGACGTGCATAATATACACGCTCTGTCTGAGCACCTGATGTAGTTGGTGCTTGACCAACTGCAACAAGCTGACGCTCTGTTGGTGCAATACCAAGAGCACCTGCGGCTAGACCTAGAGTATCCTTCTTAGTTGTGCCTGTACCTGTTGAAATAATTGTGTTATCTTGTGTGATTGCGGTGTTATTGGTTGGATCGTCTGGCTGTCCGAAAACTACTAGAACGTTCTCTAGTGTTCCTTCTGACATTTCAGTTGCGATCATAACCTCCATCGCTGACTTGAACAGCTTTGCTGTATCAAGAAGCTGGTCGACAGTTACTGAATCATATGTTGGATTGTATGTAATCTGCAAACCGTTGTTGGTAAAACCTACGTTTCTGTAATAGAAAGTACCAGACTCAACTGCGTTAAGTGTATCTGTATAGGATGTTCCTGTTACAAATGCACCAGCGTTAGTTGTTCCTGGCTCTGAGTTTTCGTATGTTGCGTATCCTGATGTTGTTGAATCAATGTTTGAAATAAACAATGGGGATGCACCTACGAGAATGTTTTTAGCATTACCTGCGTTTTGTGCCATATTGTGTTTCCACCTCCTGGAATTCTTTGGTTATTAAATTGTAAATCTAAAAATCTTGGCTGGCTAGGCCTCTTCCCTCTTGGTACAATTTTAGTCCATTAAGGGTAAAAAGGCAAACCCCTATAGGAATCTCCCTTGTCCGTCTGTAATTCTAGAATATTTAATTTCTAGAATGACCTCAGCGGCAAAGAAACCTTGTAGCTCTTCTGATGGGGCAGTTGGAGAGATATCTGCTATCCAAATAGTATGGAATTTAAACTTATCTGATAGTTCTGCCCATTTGTTTATATCTCTAGCTGACTCATCCATACGCCTAAATTCATCAGTTAGATAGTTTCTGATCTCATTTATATCAGACACAGAGGTTGAATATAGGGTAAGCATTATTTGCTCACAGCATATGAGCCAGTTATCCTCATATGACATTCCGACCTTATCATATACAATATGCTTCTTTCCGCTCAAGAACTGATTCATTTCTGCTGCCTGCTGAACAGGAATAATTGGAACTATATTTTCATTTAAATTATCGCTCCAGTAGTCATCTTGGTCAAATATATTTCTAGAAGATAGTTGATCCCACAAATACTTTCTAAGTTCTAGCATTGCGTCTAACTTATAATTAGCTGTCATAGGGCACCTCCGAATGCTATAGCAAGTGCTGAGTCTGCCTGAGATCTAACAATATTAGGAGAAAACTTATATTGAACTTTTTTAATATTAGATGGAAGCTTCATAGCTTTAGTCAGTCTTGAATTAAATAAAGATTGAAACCCAGAATTTTTAATAGATGTATTTACTAACTGTCCGCTAAAAAATCTAGAATACGCAAGAGCAAACTGATTTCTTGCTGCTGACCCTCCAGGTCTTTTTACTGTAACTGGTGCACCTTTAGGCATAAATACTGTTTCTCCATTATATTCAAATACCAGTCTTTCCGCATTCTTTGGTCTAATAACTAATGGCAATCCTTCTTCCATTACTGCGGCTTTGTTAATAAACATATGTCGTCTTTTACCTTTACCAGTTGGAACCATAGATCTTGAAGGCTTAAATTCATAATTAATTCTAAAAGAAAGGCCTTGCTCAGAAATTTTATTTATTTTAAATAGCCTTGCAGTTGGATTTCCAACCTTTTTCCACTCATACACATGGTGCAAAGACTTTGGTCTTGTTCTTGCAAGTGCGTCTACATAGTTACCAAAATCATCATTTATTTGATCAAATATTGTTTTTGTAAAAGCATTTTGAAACTGCTTGCTAGATGTTAGTTTTGCTATTACATTAGCTTGATAATATATATACGCAGATACTTGAGCTACCGTACTATCTTTCAAAGTTCCGCCTGGACCAGATCCACCCATTAGTCTTTCTAGACCGCTAGATGCTTGAACCAGAAGATTGCTATTGTCCAATTTGCTGATTCTCCGATCTCTTCATAGATGAGTTATATGCTATCACACGGCCAAATGGGTCTGTGACTGGGGTTGTTCCCATTACTTCAAATACAGTTGGAGTCTCGCTAGGGAAATTGATTTCGTGCCAAATAACATTGCCATCGTTATCTCTAATGTTAGTAACTTTTTCTCTTGGAGTTAGTCTCTCAGATGTTCTAACCTGAATAATTTGATCGTTGATATACTTGTTTGAAAATACTTGTTTATCACTAGACCTAGTTGTTGCAGAGTTGCTAATAACTCCCTTTGCATGGCATGCTACAGTTTTATAGTATGACCATTCACGAATAATAGCCCCAGTATCTGTATCTTGAACTTCAGTCTGCTTATAAACATCTAGATGCATAGACAAGACTGAGTCTATTAGGTCGTTCATTATATAATTTCTACCTTTGTAGTAAGGACATAGTCTGCCAGCAATTTATCTGCATATGCATTTCCTGTACCAGTATGTGCTTCTCCAGTATATTCAAAGTCCCAGTCAAATGTTGATATCTTCTTAATATACTTGTTTCTCCATACACTGTCTTTAGTAAAGTAGTCTTTCATTAATTCAATTGCCGCTAACTCTACGTCGTCTGGGACCTTTTCCCAACCAAATCTGCCCTGTACCTTGTAAGGTACCCCAGACTGAAAAACTCCAGAAGCATAATCATGTATGCTTGGCGGGACCATTCCATTTGCTGTATACACAGTATTGTCTAACATTCCTGCACGATTAATTTTAATTCCATATCCTGTTTCAGAAACTTCTACTGGATAATTCCAATTGTCTATTTCATTAATTGTGTCTAATAGCAAAATGTCTCTGGCATACAATTCATGTAGGGTATTGATTTTTGCTGGCAAAGGAAGAATGTCTGAATCATATCCATATACGACATAAAGATCATCGTACAAATAGAAACTCTGTCCTGTGTGCTGCTCTATCTGTTTACGAGCATATCTTTCTGCTCTCACCAGTTCTTTATATGATTTATAATTTGGGTCTGAAGAATCTATGCTAAATCCTAGATCTTGAACGTGATTAAAGTCAACATATGGGGTTACTACATAAACCTCATCCATACGTATTACATTTGTAGAGCCAATCATATACTCCCATTGAAGCCTCAATGTTTTATTTCTATCAGTATATTGATATGGAATATTTACGGCATATGCGCCAGGATTATTCTCGTCTGGAACAGATGTAAGAATTGTAAGTAAGTGTGTAGGATTGATTGCTGGACTAATAGCAGGATCATTAGTTACATCATATAGCTTTACTATAGGAGTAGTGTCTGGTACTGTTACATCACCGTTCCAAAAAATCTGATGCGTAATTGGGGACTGTGTCCTAATTAATATCTCTGCCATCTTATAGGCCTAGATTAGTTGTAGTACTCCTGGACTTCCTTTGGAGTTGCTAATCTAAAGCCCTCCTCCTTATCAAAAATTTCTTGAGCCTTATCTTTATTCATTGCTACAAATGGGTGTTCTTTTGTGAACGTGTAACCCATAATATCATATCTAAAATTAGCTCTGGTCATTCTTACTAATACTGTGTCTGCTGGCTGTTCCGCCTTTGGATCAAACTTAGGTAATACCTCTACTGACATATCTTCTTCGTCTTCTTCCATCTTATCAATGGTCTTGTTATATACAGACCAAGTTACGCCTTCTTCTGCGAGGGCGGCAATGATATCGGCTTTATTTTTTAGGCCTTCGGTTTCGACTGCAAAGTCTTCTGCAATCTTTTTTAATTCAGATACCTTTAATGTCTCAAATGACATATATATATCTCCTCATTCTACTCAAATCAATTATAGCATTACTAAATTAAAATGAAAAGCCCCCAAAATTAATTGGGGGCCTTTCTTACGGGTTAATTCCTAATTAGGAAGCTACCTTAACGTTCTTAACAACGACCCAAGCGTCTGCTTGTTCGATCTGGACACCAACACGAGTATACATTGTGTACTCAATTGAGTCCTTACGTGGCCAGAAGAAACGGTAAACGGTTACATCACGCTTGATACCAATAACAACGTTATTTGGGAATGTCAAGTGGATATCTCCATGGTTACCTGTCTCACCTGTGTAGTCGCCATCTTGTGCTTCAGGAAGTAGTGGAACTTCAACAATCGGAATACCGAATGCGAATGGAGCCACATAACCTGCTGGACCACCTAGAGGCTGTACACCTTGTCCACGGATTACGCTTGAAGCGATATCCTGTGGGATAGTGTTGTTTGTTCCAATGCTGTTAGCATATAGGAAATCTTGGATAAGGTTTGAACCTGCCAAGAAGCGAAGGTCTGCACGGCGTTGCTTGTACTTACGTGGAAGAGCCTTAAGAGCGCTGTTAAATACAGCACGGCTTACTGCAGCTCCTGCAGCATCGACAACGTGACCGTTTGCCTTTGCCTTCTTAACTACACCATCAAATGCGCTGTAAAGCGGATCTGATCCTGCAGCATTACCATTAAGAACAACATCTTCAATGTCGTTACCTGCTTGTGTTGCCATCATTCTGGCAATATGATCTTCAAGATCAGCACCCTCAATATTGTCTTCTAGAGACTCAGTTGAAAGTTCCCAATCTAGACGAAGCTTCTTTGTTGAAAGAGAGATCTTTGAGAAAGTAACAGCTGCATTTGTTGCAGTGTTATCTCCTTCAGTTGCGAGCTTCATAAGCTTCTCGCCGACTGACATACGATCAATCTCAGTTGTATCTGCTCTCATTCGGACAGTACGTGCGACCTTTCCAATTACGGTTGCGTCGAACATGTAGTCTAGGAAGCGGGCAGATTGTTCTGGGTTTAGAAGACCACCTGTTTCAGATGCACCAACATGAACTCCAGTTCCTGTAAGGGAACCACCGTTCATGCCTGCTGTTGCAGTTGTGCCTGCAGCAATAGTCTTTTCTAATGTTTCATTACTCATTTATATTTTCACCTACCTTTTTTAGTTAAAAATTTCATTCACGGAACCGAGGAAAGAACCGTTCCACTTTGATTTTTTGATTGTTACTTCCTGAGACCCGCCAAGGTCCGAGGACTTCTTAATTGCAGTCTCTGATTCTACTGCATCGACACGCTTTTCTACGCCATCAATCGTGCTCTTGATATTCTCTACAGCCTTTGAAAGTGCTGCATGTTGTTCTGCCAATTCTGAAATTCGGCTGTCTACGCTCTTGCTGAATGTCTCAACTGTATCTTTAATAGTTGAAACTTGAGCAGCATTTGCT